GAGAAGATTGCAACGTACGAACGGACAAGTGGGCTTTAGCCATGGACGCAATGGATAGAGTCAATAACTACAAATTGAATGAATACCTCAAAAAGGGAGAAGCCGAAACGCCAAAAACAGCAGAAGATCAAACCGAAGGAGGAGCAACTGAACCAAATCCAACTAGAGACAACTAGTCGGGTACGACTACGAACACTATATGCGAAAAGGGCGGATGTAAATATTTATGTCCGCTTTTTAAAGCCAAAAAAGCGCAGTACGCATATAGCATATTATATCAAGTAAATATAGGTGGCGCTTCTTCAAAAGTAAGCGCGAAGAACGTAAAAATTTATTATCATGGGATTAGGAGCAACATTAGCAGGAGCAGCAACCTCGGGACTAGCAGGAGCTGTGACCGGAGGAATAGGATCAATAGTCGGTGGTGGTCTAGGACTACTAGGAGGCCTATTCAAAAGAAACAATAACGGACTCAAAAACCAACAGAAACTAATGCAACAAGCATGGGAGTATGAAAAAGAAGGAATGGGTCTACAATACAACTACGGACAACAAGCAGCAGACGCTGAATATAAACGGAATCTACAAATGTGGAAAGATACCAATTTTGGAGCACAAAGAGATGAAATGGAAAAGGCAGGATTAAGTGTAGGACTCATGTACGGCAACGGAGGAGGATCAGCAGCAAGCACAGCCGGAGGAACAGCGACTCAACCAAGCGCACCAAACACCAATCCGGTAGAAGTAGCACTACAACAGGAATCAATGGGACTACAACTGAAGCAAATAGAGGCTCAAAATAGGCTCGCAAACGCTCAAGCGACCAAAACTATTGCCGAAGCCAATAAAATCGCAGGAGTGGACACTAAAGGGCAAGAACTGCAGAATAAATGGCAGGAGATTGAAAACAGAATCCAAACAAGTAGGGAAAGTATCGAGCAAAGCAATATGAAAGCAGCAGCAGCAAACGCAGATAAGGCGATCGAAGAGTGGAAAATGTCTGTATTAGATAGGGAATATCTAGACAAAATACAAGAAGATAGGGTAACTCGTTTCGTGGCAGAAATAGCAAAAATCCAAAAAGAAGGATCACTCGCAGAATCAGCTACAGACGTAAATTATCATACAGCAAGAAAAATCGAAAAAGAGGTAGAAAACTTCTATTACGAAATGATCACGAGAAGAATGTCCGCAGAGGCTGCAAAAGAAACGGCAGAAAATATGCTCAAAAAAATCAAAAACGAGTACAAACTCGGATACGATCAGAACCTAAGAGAATGGATCTATGGAGGAGTGGACAGAATAAACGGAATTCTCGAAACCATCATGAAATTCAAAAACGGAGCACAAATCCTAGAAACTATCGCAAAAAAAATCAAAAAATAATGTGTTACTTCACAAAAAAAGTATTAAACAAGCGGTTTCTGCCTAATCGGAAGAATAGGTGGAATCCGCCTGTGTGTACAGACGAGAGATTCAAATACGTAGAGGTAGAATGTGGACACTGCTTCGAATGTCGTAAAAAAAAGAGAAGAGAATGGAGAATCAGAAATTACGAACAACTGAAAGAAACACCTCATGCAGTGTTTTTTACAGGAACAGTATCTCCACAAAGATATGAATATATTTGTAAAAGATATGGATTTAAAAACGACGGATCACAAGATAACGAGATAATTACAAAAATACACAGATTATTCCTAGAAAGAATCAGAAAAGAAACAGGCAAATCAGTGAAACATTGGTGTGTAACAGAAAAAGGGCATACCAATACAAGAAGAATACACCTACACGGACTATTTTATGCAAGGGAAGGACAGACCAAATGGCAACTGACAAAACTATTATACGAAAATTGGATAGACGGATACAAATATTACGGAAGATATGTCAATGAAAAAACAATAAACTATGTATCAAAATACATGACAAAAAAGGATGAAGATAATCCTGATTATATATCAATAGTACTATGCAGCAAAGGGCTTGGAGCAAACTATGCAAAAGAAAACCAACTAAAACACAGATGGAATAAGGAAAAAACAATCATTACATATAAAACACATAACGGACAAGATCTACCATTACCAAGATACTACAAAACAACCATATACACAGATGATCAAAGACAATTGCTATGGCTATATGCCGAAGATAAAGGAGTAAAATGGGTAAAAGGATTCGAAGTAATAGGAGCTAACACGGTGAACAAAGATTACTACGAAAGATTACTCAAAGAAAAAAATGAAAATGGAATCGGCCTACACGAAGACAGTATCGAGGAAATCGAAAGAAAAAAAGCGATCAATCGGATGGAAAAGTTACAAAATCTGACAAACAGAAAGAAAGCACAACAAAGGCAGATCAGAAGAGAAGAGGAAGACATCATGTACCAATACTTATCAGCAGAGTATTGTCCTTTCTAGTTTTCGTTTCACGAAAACGTCTGGTCCGTAACGAACGGACTACACCATGCGGCAGGCTTTATTTTAATTTTACAGGGAGGAAAAGGTAGAGAAGGACAGAAGGGCAGCTACCTACAACAACAGATTAAGGACAGGCGTGTACCCGACCAAAAGGTCGTGGTATGCGCCTTTGGCGATATCAAGGTGCTAACGCTCTAGGGCAACGCCCTAGAACCCTGTATTTGTCGCTCGCGCTATGAAAACGTTAATAAAAGTTATAAGAATCAGAGAAAATTTGGAGAATCAGAAAATACACGTATATTTGCAAACGTAAGGTTAAGGAAAACTTATAGAGAATAAGGGTGCGTAAAGGAAATTTACTAAAGGTAACTGATAAGAAACAATCAAAGAATGGTAATCTATATATGGAAAATGAACTTAACCTTACAATTTATAAAAAAACAAAGAGTATTAACCGTTCCACGTGGAACAATAAAATCAAAAAAATTATGAATCTTGAAGAACCTAAAAGCAAACGTTACGTAGAAGTCTACGCAACTGACAACAAAGGAGTAACTATGGTCATTAGAAAAACCATAGAAGAAAAAGAAATACATGAAACATACATGGACATCTATGACAGATTAATGAACATGGGAAAAAATGCAAAACTGGATGTAAAAGTAATCAATGTAAAAACATATAACGGTGAAGGAGGACTCTAATCATGGCAGCAACAAATTGGACAATTATCAGAAAGTACAAAGAAAGTGGAGAAATTCACATGACTCACCTAATGTCAAAATGGACATACAAAACAGCGCTAGGAATCGCACAAGAATCAACCAACAACGAAAAATTCGATTTAATATGCGTAATAGAAACAAATAAAATAATAACAAGAGATGACGAAGAAGAGAAAAAACAAAACGATATATAATATCGATCAAAAAAAATTCAATACATTCAAAGAGATGAAAGCATTCGTATGGTATAACAGCCATACGGATGAAGAAATACAAGGATTCGAGATGATCGACGATGAAATACAAAAACATTACATATTCATTAAAAAAGAAAGGAGGCTATTATGTAACGTAATTTATAACAAAGAAAAAGTATATAAAGAATGGTGTGAACATTTACAATTAAAATTATTTGAAAATGGATAAAAAAAAAATTATTTACGAGATTATTAAAATCGTATGTACCGCAATCATCAGTATTACAGCAGTTCTAACAGCACAAAGCTGCACTATGTCACTAAGCGTAAGCAAAAATAACAGTAACAGTACTCAAAAAACCGAACAAACAACAACTAGTTCAGTTGACAGTACACAAATCAATATTAACCCAAAAAAATAAAAAATCATGAACTTAAAAGAAGCATTTAAAATTAGAAAAAAAGACGCAGAATCAGATGAAGTTATCATTACTATTGGTAATCACTTGGCTACTGAGCAAGTATTTCAATCGGAAGAAGAAGCCCAAAAAGTAATTGACGCAACAGATTGGAATCTAGTAGCAGCAATAATCTATGCCTGTAAAGAGGCTGATCAATGGGAAGAAAAACAAAAAGAAACATCAAAATAAAAGGAGAATAAATTATGGCAGTTGTAAGAACCCTAGGTAAAAACACACTAGGCGACAACAATAAAATGAAAGTCGCAATGAGAGACTATGACATGTCTACTCATGATATATCAACAATATTCAGAAGTTCAATCGGTGTAGGAATGCTTGTACCATTCTGTAAAATACTCTGTCAAAAGGGAGATATCATCGACATCAATTTGATCAACAAAACACTGAGCCAACCAACACTTGGACCGCTATTCGGATCATTCAAACTACAACATTTCATGTTTTTCGGAGGTTTCCGGCTATATAACAGCTGGCTACACAATAACCGAACAGGAATCGGGATGAAGATGAGTG